GCCGTTGCAGTAGGGAACCATGGACAAATTTTAGCAACTGGATATAATGGATTCCCTCGTAAAATTCAAGACTCAGAAGATCGTCTTAAAGATCGAGAAATTAAATATGCTTACACAATCCATGGTGAGATGAATTGTATATATAATGCAAGTCTTACTGGTGTGAGCTTAAATAAAGCAAATCTTTACGTATTTGGATTACCAGTTTGTTCTGAATGTGCCAAAGGTGTGGTCCAAGTAGGTATCAAAAAGGTGTTTGCTTGTCATCCAGTCATCGTTAATACAAAATGGCAAGAATCAAATTATTTAAGCCAAATGATTTTTAAAGAAGCGGGTGTGGAGTATAATACTATTATAAATCATGGAGAACTATAATTATGAATGATGAAACCCCATATTTCAATCCAGATCCTCTGGATACATCTGAATATACTTTAAGGCACTACGAAGCATTAGCTGATACTCAAAGAATTGCTTATAAATACTCTGAGGATGAGATTATTGAGGATCTTGCTGATTACGTAAATCGAACATATGGCGAGCATTATAAAGCTAGCGATAATATCGAATGCTTTGATGCTTGGATTTCCTTAGGTACTGCATCCGGTACATTCCGAGACACTGCCATGAAATATCTATGGCGATATGGTAAGAAGAACGGAAATAATAAAGATGATTTAATGAAAGCCATGCATTATATCATGCTACTACTTCACAATGATTTTTATAAAAAGGGTTGAATAAATGGAAATTAGAATTGATATGGATGTCCTTAGACAAAGGAAATTATTTGTTGCAGCACCCATGTATGGTGGCCAATGCGCCGGTATGTTTACCAAATCAATAGCAGATTTAGCAGCTATTTGTTCTGCTAACGGTCTTGATCTAAGATCGTATTTTCTCTTTAATGAATCTCTTATCACAAGAGCTAGAAACTATTGTGTTGATGAGTTTATGCGTTCTGATTGCACGCATATGATGTTTATTGACTCCGATATCGGATTTGATCCACGTGATATTATTGCAATGATGGCTCTGCAATCAGATGATTCAGAATATGATGTTCTTGCAGGGCCATACCCAAAGAAGACTATTTCTTGGGAAAAGATCAAGATGGCCGTTGATAAGGGTATTGCTGATGAAGACCCAACAGTTCTAGAGAAATTTGTTGGTGATTATGTTTTTAATCCAAAAGCAAATACCACACAAGTTCGAATTGATGAACCGGTTGAAGTTTCTGAAGTTGGTACTGGCTTTATGATGACTCGCCGTTCAGCATTCGAGAAATTTGCAAAGGCCTATCCAGAATATTCTTATAAGCCAGACCATGTTCGTACTGAACATTTTGATGGGTCAAGGGAAATTATGCAGTACTTCCAGGCAGAAATTGACCCTGTATCAAAACGTTATCTATCAGAAGATTATTGGTTCTGTCAAAAGCTTATGGCTGCAGGTGGTAAGATTTGGTACTGCCCATGGATGAAACTACAACACGTTGGTAGTTATATTTTTGGTGGCTCACTTGCCGATCTAGCATCTATTGGTGCACCTGCTACTGCCGATCCTGCACAACTCCGCAAGGGGAAGAAATAATATGAATAAAGTTTTTATTTTACTTGATCGTTCTGGTTCAATGGCCTCTATGTGGAAAGAGGCCATTGATGGAATTAATTCTTATGTAAAGAATCTTGAAAATACAGAAATCATGCTTGCGGCTTTTGATACCGGTGATTATAATGTTATAAGAAATTGTTCTAGAAATAACTGGGATCCAGTTAGTTATACTGAAATTGAACCACGTGGTGGAACACCTCTTCTTGATGCAGCTGGAAGAATCATGTGGTCGATGCACGAATCTATGGCTAAGAGAGCAATTTTAGTTGTTGTTACAGATGGCCATGAAAATTCTTCAACAAAGTTTAAGGCTTCTGAAATCAAGGAAATGACTAAGAAGTTGACAGTAGATATGAACTATGATATAGTCTTTCTAGGTGCTAACTTTGACAAGATTGGTGATGTAGCTCAACAAAATTTTGGATGGACAGATCAATCAAGAATGGTACACACATCCGCAAGAGGATTTGGTGATGCTATGATTGGTTTAGGTGCTAAAACATCCGATTACTTTGCTAGTGGCGCCAAAGCTGCGGCACTTTATACTCAAAGTGAACTAAATCAAGTAAAGTCCTAATTAGGAGAACATAATATATCATGAAACTAAGTGCTCGTACTCTACATCTACTTAAGAACTTTAGTACAATTAATCCATCCATTGTCCTAAAGCCAGGAGGGGTTGCTGCAACAATCTCTCCTAATAAAACCATTCTTGCTCGTGCATCCATTAGTGATGAAATTCCAAATGTTGTTGCAATTTATAATCTAAGTCGATTTATTTCAACACTTTCACTATTTGAAAATCCTGACCTAGACTTTGGTGACAAGTCTGTCCGTATTTCAGATGGAAATCGAAGTGTGGTTTATCACTATGCTGATGCATCAATTATCATGGTGCCACCGGAAAAACAAATTAAGCTTCCAACAAATGATGCGGAATGTTTTATTACCAATAAGGATTTTCAGAATATCACAAAGGCTCTAAGTGTTCTAGGTCTTCCTGAAATTGCAATTGTTGGTGATGGTGAAAATATCTCACTAGAAGCTATTGATACTAAGAATCCAACAGCTGATACTTTCAGTATTGTTGTTGGTCAATCGACAAATGTTTTTCGTGCTATTTTCAAATCTGAAAATCTGAAGATTATGGATGGTGATTATACCGTAACTATTTCTTCTAAGGGGATCTCTCAGTTTGTAGGCACTGAGGTTTCTTACTGGATTGCTGTAGAGTCTACATCTACTTTTTAATTTTGATGCACCCAATTATTATGCTATAGTTGGGTGCTTTTATTATGGAGATTGTGAATGCTTGAACATACACTTTGGGTTGAAAAGTATCGTCCAAAGAAAGTGGCTGATACTATTCTTCCTTGTGATCTTAAGTCCATTTTTCAGGGGTTTGTTAATGCCGGGAATATTAACAACATGACCCTAGCAGGTGGTGCTGGTGTTGGTAAAACAACAATTGCACGTGCAATGCTTGAGGAACTTGGTTGTGATTATATCATTATCAATGGTTCTATGAATGGTAATATTGATACGCTTCGCAACGAAATTCTTCAGTTTGCTTCATCTGTTTCACTTATGGGTGGGAGGAAGTATGTCATCCTTGATGAGGCCGACTATCTGAATCCAAATTCTACTCAACCGGCTCTTCGCAATTTCATGGAAGAGTTTTCTAAAAATTGTGGTTTCATTCTTACTTGTAATTTTAAAGATCGAATTATCAAACCACTGCATTCTCGAGCACCAATCATCGAGTTCCGCATCCCAAAGAAAGAGATGCCAAAACTTGCCACGCAGTTTATGAAGCGTGTCGAGATGATTCTTGCTGCTGAAAATGTATCTTATGATAAGCAGGCGGTTGCGGAAGTTATCCAGAAGTTCTTCCCAGATTGGCGTCGAATTCTTAATGAACTACAGACATATTCTGTCAACGGGAAAATTGATTCTGGTATTTTTAGTTCTTTTACCGCTTCTACGGTCAAGGAAGTTATCGGTCATTGCAAGACTAAAAATCTAGAAGGTATCCGTAAGTGGATCCACGATAATTCCGATTCCGATTCAACCTCAATTTTTAGAGCCGTATATGATAACTCTAGTGAACTATTCACAAAGCGTTCTATTCCTGCTCTAATTCTTAAAATTGCCGAATATCAATATAAGGCCGCATTTGTTGCAGATGCTGAGATTAATCTGATGGCCTTCTTTGTTGAAGTTTGTATGGAGTGTGAGTTTGTATGAGTAAAACATCAACATTATTTGGTGTTGTAGAACACAGAGAAGAACCAACTGAAAAATCCACATTCAATGTGTGGAATTTCATTGGTGATATCTCTAAAGATAAGCAATATTTACTAGATGAACATACAGAGCGTCTGTATGAACCATGGATTGTAAACAAGTCGTTCATGGCACATCCGGATACTCTTGTATTTGCAGAACAAGCCAATAGACTGCATCATCTTGATAAAAAGATGCAGCATGATTTTATGTTCTATTCTGTTGAAGCTCGAGCAAAAAGATATAAACCATGGCTGAAAAAAACAGAAGCAGAAAAGAAGGAACTGAAACTCATGCAAGATATTTCTAAAGTTGTAGGTTTGAATTTACAGAGAACAAAACAATTTTGGAAAATTCTGAATTCAGAACAACGTAAAGAGTTTATCAGTAGATATATCAACCCAGATTCTAAGAATGATAAAAGATCACAATAAAATAAATACAAAGTCTTTTATCGTGAGGTATAACCATGACTATTTTAAATACATTTTTGGAGGTAAAACTAGCTGAAGAAGAAGACTTCTTAAAGGTTAAGGAGACTTTGACTCGAATGGGTGTTGCCTCAAAGAAGGATAAAATCTTATATCAATCCTGCCATATACTACACAAGCAGGGTCGATATTATGTTGTACATTTTAAAGAACTTTTTGCTTTAGATGGTAAATCAACTAATTTTACAGATGAAGATCGTTCTAGAAGAAACACCATAGCAAGTCTTTTAGAGGAATGGAATTTGATAAAAATTATGAATAAAAAATTACTTGAAGATAAAATCCCACTTAATCAAGTGAAGATTTTATCATTCAAGGAAAAAGATTCATGGCAATTAACCAGCAAATATAGTGTAGGCAAAAAGAAATTTTAACAAAGGGTAATATATTATGTTTGGATGGTTTAAAAAGAAACCAAAACAATTAGGGGAAAAAGAACTCGAGCTAATTGCCCAACTTCTTTTTCCCCCGCTTGAGACTAGAACTGATAAAGACGGAAATATCTATCAGATAGATAAATCAGTTGATACTAATTTAGAATCCATCCTGTATGAACTGCAGGATGGAAACAATGATAAGATGTCTCATGACTCTTTGAATAGTGTCATAGGTCGTCTTATTGAAGTACGTAAAATTCTAGATGTTTACCCAGAATTAAATAAAAAAACAAAATATATAATTGTTGATGATGCTCCTTATGGGAAATCTGTAGCAGATTTCATAGAATAGCATAACCATCGTCAGTTGAATAAACTACATTCTTAATATTGAAATTGAGAATGGCACGCATACAACCTGGACAAGGCTTAGCAAGACCATTCTTTTCAAGCCCATTTACCTTCTTGCTACGATAGATATAAAGCGTACTGCGCTTCAAATCATCAACGCTAGTGCACTTCAAAGCATTCTTAATGGCATCAATTTCTGCATGAAGAAAAATGCATTCCTCATTCTTACCAAACTTGGCTTGAAATGGATGACTCTTCCTCTTATTAAAACCAAATGAGAGGATATTATTCTTGAGAACTATGCACGAAGATACCCTGGCGCCTGCCACTTTCTCTATGGAGACGGCAAGCTTAGCCAGGGTATTCAAGTAATGATCGTGCTTCATACTTTGGTTATACCACATCTTAGAAAAAAAGTCAATAGGTACTTTACGGATTGTACCCAAGCTCAATCATGTTATTGAGCCATCGGGTACCTTCAATCTTAGCCATCGCTAACGTCATTGTTCTGGACACTTGACGACCATACCAATCAATCTCAAAGTTGTGAAACTCAAATTGAAGTAGCTTAATGGTCAATTCAGTAGTACCACATCTAATGGTACCTGGTTGTTCTACTTCCAATGAAGTAGAAGAAAACAAATTTTAAAGGTCACTCACTGATTTCCTCTTGCAATGCCTTGATCACGTCCTTGGGGCTACGGAGAATTTCGCTCACTAC